TCACGTGGTAATGATAAGCATACTAGAGTTAATTCTGTTTCACCGTTATTTGAATCTGGTAGAATATATGCACCAACCGATATGGAATTTGCACAAGAAGTTATTGAAGAATGTGCTGCATTTCCTTATGGAGATCATGATGATTTAGTCGATTCCATGACTCAGGCAGTGATGAGATTTAGACAAGGCGGTTTAATTGAACATCCAGAAGATTATGAAGATGAGCCTTTACAACAGAAGCCAAAAGTGTATTATTAGACATTATGGCAAGAGAAGACGATCAAAGATTAAAAGACATGATGCGAGCAATTGAGCTCGGTGAAATCGAAGAAGATATTCTTGAAGGAGATCAAGAAGACTACGATGACATGGGTGGTATTAAATCTCTACAAAAAACTCCATCTATTAAACTAGCATCAGAAACAGGCCCAGAAGAATTTGATTTAGAACTAATGTCTGTCATTAGAGAATTCAAAGATAAAATGCAAAAAGGTGAATTAGATCCAGGTACAACTGTCGATGATTATATTAATGATTATCTATCTAGAAAAAGAATGATGATGGAAAATAAAAATAGACAGATTGCAATGTACGGTGGCAGAATGCAATATGGTGATGGTGCAAAAGAATATGGTTTATATGAAGATGTAATTCCACCAAAATATCCAGATCCAGTTACAGCTAGATTAGAAACTGATAAAGCAGAAGCAGCAATGCAAAGAGATATTCAAAAAACTAAATACCCAATTAAAAAAGATGATAAGAAAATAGATTTAGATATTGAAGCAATTAGAAAACTAATTGAGAAGAGAAAAAAAGAAGCAGAAAAAAAAGCTAAAGGCGGTATTGCAGGAGTACTGTAATGCCAAACGTTCCAAAACCAAAACCATATTCAAAAGAAGATTTCAAACAGGACGCTGATAAATATATTAAAGGTTATCTCGGTGGATTTGATAAAGGTGAGATGAATGAATTTTTAAAAAGATCTGTAGATAAAATAGAAAACGCTGGAGTCATGAGTAGTGATGAAGCAAAAGATTTTATAAAAGAAAGAGCATTTTATTTAAAAGAATTTGCAAAAGAAAATAAAGGTGAAACACTTCCACAAATGAAAGCAAGTGGTGGACGAATTGGTTTCTTAGAAGGTGGCACTAAATACAATGCAATGGTCACAAAGATGTATATTGAAGCTGGTGGTCAAGAAGGAACTGGTATGGATATAGATTCTTTTGCTGAAAAGTATTTTCCTAAAATGGCACAAGGTGGCAGAATAGGATTTGATCAAGGCTCCATGGACCCGGATACAATGGCTCTTAAAGAAAAAATCGAAGAGATCATGGATATTGAAGGAGTTGGTTTTGGAGAAGCATTCAAGCAAGCAATGAGAGAATTATCAAGTCAATCTAAAGAAAATGATTAAAAGACTTACTACAACAGTGCCTCCGGCATCCGGGCCCCAGAGTCAGGGCTTGAATATTTTGTATAATACTGTTAAAGAAGTAACACATACGGAGAAAATAAATGGCAGAAGACAATATAGACAAGGCTCTTCCAAACGAGCCAAGAAAAGAATTTGAAGTACCTGGTGAAGAAGAAATTCAAGAACAGATTGTAGAAGAAGTTCAAGAAGCTCAAGAGTCTCCAGATGATGTTGAAGTTCAAGAGAACGAAGACGGCTCTGTTGATATTAATTTAGATCCTGCAGCAGCAAGTCCTGAAGGTGGTGATGAGCATTATGCAAACTTAGCAGATTTTTTACCAGATGAAGTTTTAGGAACTCTTGCATCAGATTTAAATTCTAAGTACATGGATTACTCTGCATCAAGGAAAGATTGGGAAAGAACTTATACACAAGGTTTAGATTTATTAGGTTTTAAATATGATAATAGAACTGAACCATTTGCAGGTGCAAGTGGTGCAACACATCCAGTTTTAGCAGAAGCAGTTACACAGTTTCAAGCTTTAGCATATAAAGAATTATTACCTGCTGATGGACCCGTTCGAACACAAATTTTAGGAGTACCTACTCCAGAAAAAACACAACAAGCAACCAGAGTAAAAGATTTCATGAACTATGAGATCATGGAAAAAATGAAAGAATATGAACCTGAGTTTGATCAAATGTTATTTAATCTTCCATTAGCAGGTTCAGCTTTCAAAAAGGTATACTATGATGATATGGAACAAAGAGCTGTATCAAAGTTTGTACCTGCAGATGATTTAATTGTTCCGTACACAGCTACCTCATTAGATGATGCGGAAGCAATTATTCATCGTGTAAAAATTTCTGAAAACGATTTAAGAAAACAACAAGTTGCAGGTTTTTATAAAGATGTAGATATTGGAAAACCTCAAGACAAAGAAACCGATGTTGAGAAAAAAGAAAGAGAACTTGAAGGAGTTACTAAAACAAAAGATGAAGATGTATTTACTTTATTAGAGTGTCATGTTGATTTAGATTTAGAAGGTTTTGAAGATGTAAATCCACAGACTGGTGAGCCGTCAGGAATCAAGATTCCATATATTGTAACTTTAGTAGAAGGATCACATGAAATTCTATCTATTAGAAGAAACTATGAAATAGGAGATACTAAAAAAACTAAAATACAATACTTTGTACATTTCAAATTTTTACCTGGTTTAGGTTTTTATGGTTTTGGTTTAATTCACATGATTGGTGGATTATCAAGAACAGCTACAACTGCATTAAGACAATTACTTGATGCTGGAACTTTATCTAATTTACCTGCTGGATTTAAAATGCGTGGTATTAGAATTAGAGATGATGCACAATCAATTCAACCTGGTGAGTTTAGAGATGTAGATGCACCTGGTGGAAATTTAAGAGATTCATTTATGATGCTTCCGTTTAAAGAGCCTTCTCAAACTTTATTAAGTTTGATGGGTATAGTCGTTCAAGCAGGTCAAAGATTTGCATCAATTGCAGATCTACAAGTTGGTGATGGCAATCAACAAGCAGCAGTTGGAACAACTGTTGCATTATTAGAACGTGGTTCAAGAACTATGTCTGCTATTCATAAAAGAATTTACTCAGCTTTAAAAAATGAATTTAAAATTTTAGCTAGAGTATTCAAGTTATATCTACCACCGGAATATCCGTATGATGTCGTTGGGGGTCAAAGAATGATTAAACAAACAGACTTTGATGATCGTGTAGATATATTGCCAGTTGCTGACCCCAATATTTTCTCACAAACACAGCGTATTTCACTAGCGCAAACGGAACTCCAACTGGCACAATCTAATCCACAAATGCATAATCTATATGCTGCATACAGAAATATGTATGAAGCGTTAGGTGTAAAAAATATCGACCAAGTGTTAATTAAACCAATGCAACCAACGCCAAAAGATCCGGCGTTGGAACATATTGATGCATTAGGTGGTAAACAGTTTCAAGCATTTCCAGGTCAAGATCATAGAGCACACATTACTGCTCACTTGAATTTTATGGGAACTAATATTGCAAGAAACAATCCAATAGTAATGGCAAGTTTAGAAAAAAATATTTTTGAACATATTTCATTAATGTCTCAAGAACAAATTGAAGTAGAGTTCAGAGATGAATTAATTCAGTTACAACAAATGCAACAAGCTATGCAAATGAATCCACAAATGGCTCAACAACTTCAAATGCAGGCTAAAATGTTACAAGAAAAAATTGAATCTAGAAAAGCAGTATTGATTGCAGAGATGATGGAAGAATTTATGAATGAAGAGAAGAAAATAACTTCTCAATTTGATAATGATCCAGTTGCTAAGTTAAGATCAAGAGAATTAGACCTTAGAGCACAAGAAAATTACAGAAAAGAACAAGAGTCTAAAGAAAAAATTAATCTAGATAAGATGAAAGCAATGATGAATCAGTCTAATCAAGAAGAAAAACTTGAACAGAATGAAGAATTAGCAAATTTAAGAGCTAATACATCAATTGAAAAGACAATTTTATCAAAAACGATACCAAGTACAGACTCAATGATGAAAAATTCTGCTCCAATGATGCCAAAAGTAAAAATTTTCAGAGGAGGAAATGAATAAATGAGAAAAAAAATGACAAAATCACAAAAAAAGGTTAAAAAGGTCATGAGGGAATTCAAAAAAGGTGAACTCCCTATAGGCAAGTCAAAGAAAAAAGTAAAATCGCGTAAACAAGCGATTGCAATTGCTTTATCGGAGGCTGGCAAATCTAAACCAAGGAGATAAAATGGAAAAACTAGATAAAATACAAGAAGTAAAAGTTGGTGAACAGCAAACTGAAATAGATCCAAGATCTAAAACTACTGCTGATGAAGCTTTTAACTTAATTGGTACTGGTGGACCTGAAGAGGAAGTAAAAGGTCAAGGCGCAGTACTAGCAGAGAAGAAAAGAAAATCAAAAGCGTACTAATATGTGGTTCAGTGCTATTAAATTAGCCGTACAAGCTGGCTCTCATATTTTTAAAAACCGTCAGAAGACTAAAATGTTGATGGCGGATGCACAAATGCGTCATGCAGAAAAGATGGCGAATGGTGAAGCAGAATATCAAGGTAAACTTCTTGAGGCAAGACAATCGGACTGGAAGGACGAATTTATTTTATTATTGCTTTCAGCTCCCATTGCATTATTATCGTGGGCAGTATTTTCGGATGACCCGGCAGCTATGGAAAAGATGCAATTATTTTTTGAATACTTTTCACAGCTACCATTTTGGTACCAAACAATTTTTGTAGGTGTCATTGCATCTGTATACGGATTAAAAGCAACTGATTTAATTAAGAGGAAATAACTATGTATAGAAAAAGATATTTATCAGGTGGTCAAGCAAAACTTGATGCTGATGGTGATGGTAAAATCACCGGTAAAGATTTTAAAATGTTGAGATCAAAAAAGAAAACTAAAAAACCAAAACCATCTATGATGGCAATGGCGATGAAGGGGAAAAAATAATGTCTAGAGAAAACTTAAAAAGTAAAGCAAGTAAACCAGAAAAACGAAAAAACAAATATAATTCAGGACCAGATTTAAGACCAGATCCAGATATTTTAGGTAATAGATATGATAAGAAATTAAAAAAATATCTTGGTTCTAAAGAAACTGAATTACATTCAGGATACAAAAATGATAAACGACCTTTTCCTGATACAGGAGAAGATAGAGCTGAACAAAGAGCTGTAAAAGAAGTTTTACAAGAAGCCGGTATTAAATTTATGTCTAAAGGTGGAAGAGTAAAATTACGTGGCGGTGGAATGTGTAAAAGAGGAATGAATAAAAAAGCTTACGGTAGGAATTCATAATGGCAAAACTTTGTGCAAAAGGAAAAGCAGCTGCGAAAAGAAAATTTAAAGTATATCCTTCTGCATATGCTAACATGTATGCTTCTGGGGTTTGTTCTGGTAAAATTACACCAGGTGGTAAAAAAGGAAGTAGAAAAAAAGCTGCTAGCGGTGGAATGATGAGAGCTGGTTTAGCTAGAAGGAAAAGATGTGCGTAGTTATTATTCAGAAGGTGGATTAAGAAAATGGGTATCTGAAAAATGGGTAGACATTGGTGCACCTAAAAAGAATGGTAAGTATCAACCATGTGGTAGGTCAAAAGGGTCTAAAAGAAAATATCCAAAATGTGTTCCACTTGCAAAAGCAAGATCAATGTCAAAAGGACAAAAAGCTTCTGCTGTTAGAAGAAAAAGACAAGCAGGAAACAAGGGACCTAAACCAACTAATGTAAAAACGTTTGCGAAAAAATAATGTTTAGAAGACAATTTAAATCAGGAAGTAAATCGCCAGCATGGCAAAGAAAAGAAGGCAAGTCTGAATCAGGAGGCCTGAACCGTAAAGGCGTTGCATCTTATAGAGCAGCGAATCCTGGATCAAAATTAAAAACAGCAGTTACAACTAAACCATCAAAATTAAAAAAAGGAAGTAAAGCAGCTAAAAGAAGAAAATCATTTTGTGCTAGAATGAAGGGCATGAAGAAGAGATTAACTTCTGCTAAAACTGCAAGGGATCCAGATTCAAGAATTAATAAATCATTAAGAAAGTGGAATTGCTAATGTTTGATAAATTTATGTACTCTTTTTTTGGTGCTATTGACAATTTCTTTGATACATTTATACCTAATCAATATGAGAGACTCAAAAACAATAGAATCTTTTCTTCAAAAAAAAGAAAAAGAAAGTAAGCAGCAAAGCTTATTTAAAGATCTTCGAAAAGAAGTAGATACAGGTGCGAATGGCACACAGAAATACGTAATAAAGAAAGGTACAAATAAAGGTAAAGTAGCAGATGTTAAGTGAAGAAACAGTTATAATACATAAATTACAAAAAATGTTAAAAGAACAATACCAAGCAATTGGAGATGCTATGATTGCTGGTGGTATTGACAATATGGAAAAATATAAGTATATGATGGGACAAGCACATGCTTATTTAAGAATATC